CTATACAATGTCTTCCTGCTCAATTAGTGGCAAAATATTGTTGTCTTTCAACAACTCGTACAGGAATAGACGCCCCTTTTGTGTCCACGTCGTCGTCACATTGGCTCTTGTATGGCCGTTTTTGTCTTGATAGTCAAATGTGTGACTGTCTGTGTAACCTTTGCCCATATGTCGTTTATAGAGAATCCATTGTCCATTCACTTTGTGCTGCACACCAAATTCTAATAGTGTTTTATTGAATTTATTGGCAGACATACCATAATCAGCAGCAATCTGTGTTACTCGCAAAGCTCCCTTGCTCTCAATGATTAGATCAAGATAACGCGCTTGCTTTTGAGCTTCTTTTAAATCTAACTGCAATTGATTATTTTCCATCGTTAAGTTAGTGATTTTCTTATCTGCCATGAGCAAGGCTCTTGCCATGATTTTCTCTGGGCTGTTGAAATCCTTCTCAACTTGGATAAAGTACTTGCGGACTTCTTTACCTTTGTCATTTCTTTGTATCATTGCGATTTCTTTTGCTGAGTCTAAGTTAAAAATGTGTTCGACGTACTCTGACTGATTGCCTTGAGCTGTTACTTTTTTTTGAGCAATAGCTATAAAGTCAGTACCTTCAGAGAAGCCATAATCAAGCATTCGTTTTAACCAATCGTTGTACTTGCTTTTAACTTCAAGTCCCCTATGCAAATCTCTGGCACTTACAACTGGCTCATGATTTTCATTTAGTGTGATGTTAATTAGTTGATTCATATTATTCCTTTCTATCTGATTTTTAAATCTGAAATAACTTTTAAGACAAAGCGATTTGATGCTGGGTCTTTTTTTCGTCCAGCTAAGATATTGGCTACATCTTGCGGTTCTTTGTCATAAGTAACTGCTAGATCAACTTGTTTAAGATTGTTATCAAGCAAATATTTCTTAATTTTTTCGATGGCGATTGTGTTATCGGGCATTTATATACCTCCTTTTTCAAAAATAAGTAGAAAATATTAATAAAATATACGGAAATCGTTATTCTGCTCAATAATCTTTGTAACCATCTTGATTTTTTTGACTTACAATCTTATAATGAAAGTACCTTTATTACAGAAAGGAGCTGATGTTATTGTTAGCAGAATTTTTGAAAGGTACTGTGCTCTCATAGGTAAATAGACACATTGCTCTACTCGGAGCCGAAGCGGACTAGACGCGCAAAACTAGGAATGAATCTAAGTCGAAAATGTCTATCGCTTTAAATTAGAGATAGATGGAGTGGTGGCATGACACGTAAAAATATTGCCGTTATTCGACTTAGGGGCATAGAGTCGTTGTTGCTACCTATAAACCATGCAGTGCTGGTTACCAATCCAGCGAAGATTTGTTTTGCCTGTCCGATGGGCAGAGAGCTAATCAAAATTGGTGGGTGCTAGAGTATCGGACACTCTAGCATTTTCATTTTGAGCAGAATAATTTCCGTAGCACCATCTAGATAGCAGCTAGGTGGTATTTTATTTGTAAGCAAGAAAGTTAGTAAAAAAATAACATTTTTGTGTTGACTTATTTTACACGTTAATGTAAAATGAAGGCGTAAGAAAAACCTAGTTATAACCTTTATAACTCTTTTATATTGCGCAGTTCCCCAACTACTTTTAAAAGATTTGTAAAAAGTTTAACTTCGTTTTTTACTAACTATCTTACAAAAACTATTTTACTCTATCGTGTTAACTAAGTCAATAGTTTTTACTCGAAAAAGTTAAATATTTTTTGTCGTACTTTCAGAAAGGTTGATATGAAAATGTTTGAGGTGTATTCAAGAATTGAAGCCTTAGCTAAAAAAAGAGGAGTATCTCTCCAAAAGGTCGCAACTGATATAGGGCTGAGTGAAAACTACATTTATAATTTAAAAAGTAAAAAAACGGCTAATACAGACCCAATAGAAAAAATAGCTAACTACTTTAATGTCTCTACCGACTATCTGCTTGGTAGGACAGATAATCCTAAGATTGCGCAAGATGGACACGCTTCGGTCGCAATTGATCTAAAAAAAGATGCAGAAGAGACTTTCTTCTTCGACGGTCACGAACTCAACGACGAGGATATAGACCTTATCACATCTATATTGGAAACGCGCATCAAAAATAGAAAATAGAGAGGACTGCTCTATGATGACACCAGAAACAGCCTGTCAGGAAAAAGGAATTGATTTAGTGTACTTTGACGGTAGGGGTACAAACACCCCTGGAATGTTTAATAAAAAACACAACGTCATTGCGATTGACACCTATCTTGACGGTATATATAAACACAAAGTCATCTATCATGAACTAGGACATAGAGAACATACTGCGAGTTATTACAAACTAAACAAAGAAAAAGCAGAGCTACAAGCAGATAGATATATGATACACCATCTCTTAAAAGAAGAGCTATCCTATTGGGATAATATGGAGGATTTCAACTACATCCAATTCATGGAAAAGTATGAACTGATCTCGCTTGCTGACGAAGTTATGGTTAAAGAAGAATTCAAAAATTTAATGTTAGGAGATTTATGATGAAGAAAAACAATGGTGCTTTAAAAATAATATTAATAATTATTGCTCTGGCATTTTTAATAACTATATTAGCAATCCTTATGCCGGTAGCCTTTATTTGTGGAATTATAGCAACATGGTACTATACAAAGAAAAAACCTAACCAAAGAAATAGAAACATTGCTATCGCAGTAGCAGCTATTGGGTTGGTCGGCAGTATATTTTTAACACCAAGTATAATAAATAATTCCAATCCGGAATCAAAGTCAACAACGACTACAACTACAACTTCATCATCAAAATCTGTTGATAATAAAAAATCTACTAGCGCAACAACATCAAACAAAAAAGAAACTACTCCAAGTAAGACCGAACCAACTACCAAAAATGATGGTCCAAAATATACTAAAGAATCTAATGCAGAGTTCGCCACAGTATTTCAAAATGTATTGAATAATGCGCTTGCTGAAAGTGGTATGTCTACAACTGTACGTGTCGAATACTATGATAATACTCTAATTTATGTTTATGTTCCTCAAGAATACAAATATGAAACCAATGTAAATATTCAACGGCTTGCAGACACTATTTATCAAGCAAAAGAAAATAAGTTTAATGAATGGGCCATTGATAAAGGGTACGACTTAGGATATACTCACTCTCCTACACTTTATCTAAAATCAGAAGATGACACCGTTCTAGCTGAAGAAAGTGGCATTCTCAAGAAAAAAATGAAATTAAAAATTAATAATAGTTAATAGAAAAATAAAAAGCCCCACGCTCTCAAAGTTTGGCGACTCCGAGCGTAGGGCGAATTCCAGTATAGTAAAAACCTGCTTTAAGTAGGCTCTTTACTGTACCCATTTTAACAAAAAATGAGGTAAAAAACAATGTGGCACGAAGAACAGGCAAATGGCAACATAAAGTTTATTGAATATTATAAAGACCCTTATACAGGAAAACGTCAACGGGCTTATGTCACGCTTGATAGATATACAAAACAATCCGAAACAAAGGCACGGAGATTACTTAATGAGATAATTGAATGCAGGATAAAATCTTCCGGAGATCAATTTGTTCGATTTGGACAATTGGTGGAAGAGTGGAAAACATCACATTCAAAAACTGTAAAAGCAAGAACCATGAAAGTTTACAGACATCCAATTGAAAAGATTAAGGATTTTATCGGAGATGATGTTCTTGTAAAGAATATTGATGCTAGATTACTACAAAAATTTATAGATTATTTGAAGGACAGGTATTCAGATAATACCATCAATTTAATTAAACAACCACTCAATATGATGCTTAATTACGCTGTTAGAATGGAGTATATTATGTCTAATCCAATGAAAAATGTTGTCACTCCTAAACGTAAAAAGATGTCAAAAAAGCAATTTGAAGATAAATATCTAGAAACTGAACAGAACCAAAAAATTATTGAACAATTAAGAGATCCTATTTATGGCAATCATATCGCAAACTTTTCTGAGATTATTTTTTTAACAGGAATGAGACCAGGGGAACTATTAGCACTTAGATGGGATCATATTGACTTTGAAAAATTAAAGATAAAGATTGAGTATACTCTCGACTACACAACAAACGGGCATGCAAATGCTGAATTAGGTTCTGTTAAGAACGACGGCTCATATCGAACAATAGACATACCTCTGAGGGTTAAAGAGATGCTAGTCGAAGAGTTAAATTACCAAAATACAAATGACTTACGAAGCGATTTTGTTTTTATTACTAATAAAGGGAAACACCTTTCGATAAATACAATAAACCGTAAGATAAAAAAGACATCTGAAAAATTATATGGTATAGTAATTACTAGCCACTCATTCAGGCATGCACACATTACTTTATTAGCCGAATTAGGAATACCGCTCAAATCCATTATGGATAGAGTTGGGCACACTGATGTCAATACAACCATAAAAGTTTACACCCATGCTACTGATAAGATTGGTAAACAAATGATGGACAAAATAAATAAATTTGTCCCTATTCAGTCCCTTTAGTTGATAAAAATTTAAACAAACAGCGTAAAAACATTGATATGAAAGGAAATTATAGAGATATGATGAATATGCAAAATATGATCATCATGTGGGTATTCAAATCCAATTTCACCATTTAGTGTTTTAAGGACTCTGATACGTGAAATATCTAAATGTAATTCACGAGCAAGGTAAGCTAGCTTATCTTTGATGTCCTTAGGTAAAGTATTTTCATTTCTTGGCTTTTTACTTGATGGTGACTGTTTTTTAGAATCAGCTTTCTTTTGTGGTTGGTAACGGTCAGCAATTGATCCCCACCCTCCTTTTCTTAAATCAGCAAAACTAATAAAATGCAGATGATTATGATGTTCTACTAAAATACCTGTTGGGGTAGTGCCTTTTATTCCTCGTCCATTAAATAAGAAACCATCACTTGTTGGGTGGTGAAGCCCTGCAATTTTAGAACTATTAACCCTGTAATGGCTATTACTTTGATTTCCTAAACGTGAAACAGCTCTACTTGCTTGTACTTGCTTTTGCTGAGATAAACTTGCTTTTGGAATATAGTGGAAATGATCACCATGTCTGACCACGTAGCCATTAGCATCTTCTGAAACAATATCTGCGGGATTAAAAACATAGCCATCATTTAATGTATTAACAGCTACCGCCCCTGCTTTAAAGTTTCTTACCGCTTGATTTTTATTAGTTTTTGCATTAGCATTAGGGATTAAATAGCTAAATTTTGAACCTTTTAAATCAGAGTAAAAAATAAAATGAGAATGATTTCCATGTGCTACAACGATTCCAGAATCGGTATGAGATAAAATCTTCGAATCTTTAGTCAGTAAAAAGCCATCATCAGTTGGAAAGTCAACCCCTGCAACACCCTTGCGTTTTTTATGACTTTCCTTAACAGAGACTTTCTTTTTATTAGCTTTTTTCTTAGCAACCTGCTTTGTTTTAATCTGATGAGAATTTTTGTGTTCTTGAGTATGACATGCCGTAAGAGCAAAATGGCATGACAGGACAAGACCAGCTAGAGCAATAAATTTTTGACCTTTCATGAGTCCTCCATAAATGTTTTTTTCGTTTTGGTTAACTAGTTAATTATATCAGATATTTTTCTTTTTGCAATAATATTTGCCATCTTTTTATTATTTAGTTACTAACAAAAACTCATTTATAGCTCATTTATATTTAAACAAATATATTATAAAGCCATATTATTTGATAATTGCAGACAAAGAAAAAGTAACTTAAGCACGAAGCTAAGTTACTTTAAAATAGATAAATGATATCATCTTTCTGAA